GTTTTGACGGAGCGATTGAGGTGAACAAGGGCATACCGAGGGTTCTAGCCACCTCGTTAATCCGACTGGATTAAAACACATCCTGCACCGTGACACTGGTTACGACCTCAAGGACTACCGCGTGAAGCATGATGAACATTACTCTGATGTGATGGAATTGGTGTGTAACGCGAGTGTCAGTGATGCCGCGCGGGATGCCGCTGATACGGTTGAAGCAGCCATGGAGTCATTGGTGCTGAAGATCGAGGAAGCGGCTGATGCTTGGACCACCCGCTGCAAGGAGGAGAGACTCGTGGAGGACTACCGCGACAAACCAGTGCACCACAAGCTTTCGGTCATTCCGAAGTTCGTGGCCGCGATGGTGATTTGCCTGCGTGCGAAGAATGGCAACATGCCGTTGAACGAGGCAAACCGGTTGTTGGTTGAAAGAGAGTACCTTCGCATGTGCAGAGAGGGCAATGTGAGGCAGTGTGACATTGTGCACCACAGTCAGTGGGTGTACAATGCCTATTTCGGTGAAGGAGTATTGGACGAACTCCCCACCACCCGTGCGCGTATCCCCAAGTGGATGCGGGCTGTGCTCGGCTCAGCGCCGAAGTGCAGTCCCGCAGTCTGCTGAGGGTGCCCGCGTACTGTGCACGGTTCCAACACCCGTGCGGACCCCGCTCTTCTGGAGCGGTTACCGCTCGAGTGTCATGGGGGCCAGTTGTGTGTGCGCAGGAACGGGATGCCATCCAAAGACCGCAAGTTTGTTGTTGCAACCGGTCTTGGCCCAGATCACAACCTGGGAGTTTATAATAACAACACAAACACGCTCGAGCGAGCCTTTGTCGAACGGTACTTCTTTTGTGCCGAAGGCGGGGGTTTCCGACCTGCTTTGAGCGTGCCCTCGAATGCGTTTCGCACGACAGCCTTCCGGCAGTTCTTGCACACTGTGATGAACAACATGCCCAACCTGCCCCGTCTCAGCCGTCAACAAGTCGTTGACCGCTATACCGGCAGGAAGCGTGTCATCTATGAGCAAGCACTGTTGTCCCTGCAGAGAAAGTCGCTCTGCGATAGGGACTCACGGCTGACGTCATTCGTAAAATTCGAGAAGCAGGATGTTAGCAAGGCGCCACGCGTGATCAACCCGCGGACGCCACGTTACAATCTTTGCCTGGGTCGCTACCTCAAACACGCTGAGAAACCGTTTTTCACGGCTATCAACGAGGCTTTTGGGGGGCACACCGGGGCAACTGTCATCAAGGGTTTCAACGCCGACAAGTCGGCACAACTGCTGAAATCCAAATGGGATCGTTTCCGTCAGCCCGCAGCAGTGGGGCTGGATGCTACCAAGTTCGACATGCATGTATCGATGGAGGCTCTGCAATATGAGCACTCATTCTACAAGCACCTTTTTCCCGGTTCAAAGGAATTGAGATGTCTGCTTGGTCAGCAACTACGAAACAGCGGACACGCGTATTTACCAGATGGGCAAGTGGACTTCAAGATGAGAGGTACACGGTGCTCTGGGGATCTGAACACGTCGTTGGGCAACTGCCTCCTGATGTGCGCTATGATCCATGTTTACGCGCGTATTCGTGGTACTACCATTGAACTAGCCAACAACGGCGATGACTGTGTGGTGTTTTTGGAGCGGGGGGATTTGACGAAGTTTATGCGTGGATTGGACACATGGTTCCGTGGGCAAGGGTTTGCCATGGTCTGTGAGGAGCCGGTCTTCGAATTTGAACAAGTTGAGTTCTGCCAAACTCACCCGATGCAACTGAGTACCGGGTGGCGCATGATGCGCAATCACACTGCGGTGCTTCGGAAAGACCCTTGTGCTTAGTACCCATACAGAATGACGGTGTGTACCAGAAATGGTTGTACGCCGTTGGTGAGTGTGGACTAAAGCTCGGGCAAGGCTGCCCAGTACAGCAATCGTTCTACGACCTCCTCCACCGCTCCGGGCGGGTTTGCACCGAAGGGTTCAAAGAGGCGGTCATCAGGGGCTCCACGTGGGCCCAACGGATCGATGGACTAGGAACGGCCGAAGTGACGCCACTATCGCGAGTGAGTTATTACTACGCGTTTGGACTGCTACCTGATGAGCAAGTGGAATTGGAAAGATTTTATCGCGAGGGCCGAGTGGGGCCGATCGACTTAAAGGGAGTCGAACGCGATGCGTTGGTAATTGAACCGGGCGTAATAAGACTATAAGTTTTTCTCACTAGTCTTAACGTCCACCATCGCAAGTCGAATATGCCAATTAAGGTAAAGAATAGCACTAAGAGTAAGCGCAATCCCCCGCGGGTGCGCCTCGCTCGGCAAGAGCAGAAATCTGAGATTTCCCTGATCGGTCAAGCGCTTCGCGCGATTGGCTCAGCAGGGGGGGGTGTCCTTGGCGGTATGCTAGGCTCAAGTGGAGCTGGAGCGGCCGCAGGCAACAACCTCGGTGCGGCAGTGTCGCGTTGGATCGGAGCGGGTGATTACTCGGTTGGCAGCAATTCCATTGTTAAGCAAACCCGGGCTTCGCCGCACGTACCAATGATGCACTCCCAAAACCAAACTATCACCGTACGCCACAAGGAGTATCTCATGCAAGTGACGAGCTCCACAGGGTTTGCGGTGACTCAGGCGTTTACGCTCAACCCCGGGCTTGAGGCCACGTTCCCGTGGTTGTCTAATATCGCCAGGAACTATCAAGAATACTCAATCAAGGGCGCAGTGTTTCACTACGTCCCAACGTCGGGCAACGCCATTTCCGGAACCAACAACGCGTTGGGGTCGGTGATGATGCAAACGACGTACCGTTCGACCGACTCTCCTCCGGTGTCAAAGGTCGAATTGTTGAATGAGTACTGGGCCTGCGAATCGATCCCGAGTGAATCCTTTTGTCACCCGATCGAATGTGATCCGAAGGAAAATCCGTTTAACATCCAATACGTCAGAACCGGCACGGTACC